TCGCCCCTTTCACCGTGTCAATGCTTGAAAGGTCAATCCCTTTTTTCTTCATAATACTGCCTCCTTGTTAAAGTGTTAAACTTCTATAAAGTTGAATCTTGTATCGACAACGTAGTTGCCAGATGATCCGTTGCCGTCGCACCTGTGGCCGGGCCTGCGCCCGTGTCGAACAGGGCTGTGAAGGGTAACGACTGAATCAAGCCCTTCTCGCCGTCGTCCTTAGAAGCTCCGCCCACTTTTACCCTGGACATTGAGAAGGCCAAGAACTCCGCATTCGGCAGGTTGCTATCTGTGAATGCCGCGCAAATACTGACTTCCGTTTCATTCTCAAAGTAATTCCTGAAAGTCGCATCTTCAAAAAACACGCTCATGTTACCCTTAACGTTAATCTTGCCATCGAAGATGTCCGGCTTTACATTCGAGCCGACAACGCCTTCACTTGAGAGGTTCCCGGCAACATCGAAGTCGAGTCCGGTAAGAAGAGCAATCTTCACACCCTGAACATATAAAGCGCCATTGACAGCCGCCAAAACGCCGTGGGTATCAGCCGCTACAACTGCGGAGAAATAAGCAGCAGTTCCGAAGGTGTGATTTAATCCCATCAAACCGAAATCAATAGTGGCAAGCCCGGACGCCGGGAGTTTCACGGCCATCGTGTTTACCTTTACATCCCAGAACACTTCAGATTGAGTAATATCGCTGAAGCAATTCTCCATACTGAACCAATCCTCAGTGTGTGCCGATTCGGGAATCCACATCTTATGGCCGACAACGGTACAGGTAACGGAATCCGTGGCCGCATCTGCAACAGGCGGAATACCATCAAGGCCAACAACCGTCATGATCAACTCTGTTAGAGCTGTGATCATAAAATTGTGAGCGTTGTTGTTGGTTGCTGATCCACCTGCCCACCCAGTCCACCGCACCACATCACCAACTTTAAATCCGCTCGTCAGGAAAGTTGCAGTTGCAGCGGAAGTGAATGTACCTGCCGCCCCAGTAGTTGGCGCTGCGGTAACATCTGTATGTGCGCCTGAATTAACACCCTGCACAGATGCTTGGCGAAGGATCGCTGCCATCAACAGGTTATAAGCGCCGGGGGAAAGTTCCCCTGCAAAACTACCCTCAATGTTCTGGACTCCATGCCGGAAGTCGCTGACTTGCCGGTTCGCATTGATCTCGTTTGACTGATATGTTTCTTTTGTTAAATTCATTGTACTGGTTACACGCCGAAGATACTGAGCCGTTGCTGTTGCTGCTGGCGCTATCGTCCCCTTTGCCGCTTGGGGTGCCAAAATTACCTTTTTCTCAATGCCTGATGCTGTACTCATAATGTTTCTCCTTTTACGTTAATTTATATCTGCAAAAAATCTAATCTTCACCGGAATGGAAAACCGGTCTCCATCGACACGCCCCGGAGATATTTCCGGTGTTGTTGCTATACGAACCGTGACAGTACCTGATACCATGCTGGTTCCCCTCTTAAAGGTTGTTCTTATTAATTGCGCCCTTGCCGCTGCCGTTGCTGTGCCTGCCTGAAGCGGGTACATGAGAGAGATTTGAAAAATCCCCTGTTCCCTATAATGTTCTGTCCCTAAAGTTGGATTGTCGGGGGTCGCTGGCAAAAGCCACGCTTGTTGATAAGCAGTTCCGGCAACTGGTGTATAAGGCACATTTTCCCAACTTGTCGGCAATGAAGGTGTCATACTATTAAGTTTTGCTTCAAGTGCTGCGCGAACGCTAACTATTGACACATATCCACCTTAACAATGCCTTTTAATATTTTATTTATTCCATCAACTTGACAAAGACATTCGCCCTGCTCTTCATCCGCCGTAATACATTTTTTAATTTCTCTACCATCGAGAAATACTTTAGCCAGATAGGCTTTATCATCATAAGCATAATCATCTTTATTCGCAGATATTCTCATTTCAACTCCGCCACTGCTTTGTTAATCATGCTTTGAAATTCTACTTCAGTTAATGCGACCATTCCTTCTGGAGCTTGGCCGCTATGACCATCTTCTAACGCTTGAGCATAAGGCAAATTATTTGCCACAAAATAAATCTTGCCCGCCGCTTTTTCGGGTATTTCACCGTGTAACTTTGCCTTTGTTGCTGCGCCTGTTTTGTCACGCGCGTCAATTTCGCCACTTGGCAGTGAACCTATGCCTAATTGCCAGTTTGCCCTAAAGTGACCGCCTGCATAACCTTCTTGAACAAAACCTGACTTGACTAACCAATGCTCTTTATTTGCCGCGACTCCGCCTTCATTCCAGCCCTTCCATTTTGAAGGATCACCAACAGGTGATCTCTCGACTAATGAGGTAGTAATATCAGTCATGGTTTTCCTAACAACTTGGTCAGCATTATCGCCGCACTTCTTAATGAATTTGTTTATGTCCAGCTCAAAGGTTCCCATATTAAAATTTATACCCTATATTTAATTGAACTTTCGCATCGCCGGAAGAACTTACGTTACTGCCAAAACTCGCATCACCGTAAACTCCAACATAAACAGAACCTACCCTGGCAAAATCCCAGCGGCCATAAACAGAAGATACCGTGGCACCTTTTACGTCTATGCCCGCCCGGACGCCTATTTCCTTTTCATTCGCAAAACCAAAAAGTGACATTGGCTCTTGTTTAGCCACTATCTGCGAAGAACCTGTTTTTGTATTAAGAACGGCAACCGCATTGGTAGTTCCTTTATAAGCAGGAATGGCGGCTGTAGCGATTGCCTGTTCATCCGCATTGTTTTTAATCCAATCAGGCAGTTTTAACTTTTCAACAATGACTTCCTTTTCAATCGTAATGACTTCTTTGACCGGAACTTTTACCGTCTTGATTTTTGTTACAACCTTTATTTGCGGAGCTGGTGTATAGGTTGTCGTGTTCAGTACGCTATGCCCAGTTTTGTACCAGACATACACCCCTGAAACGACGGCCAGCAACAATAAAAAGCTAAGTATTCCGATTATATATTTCATTATTTATCTGCCCCCGCAACAGAACTGGTTTTTGTTTCTGTAGCAGTTGTCGTTGTTGTATTTGCTGCTGGCCTATCGGCAAAAATGCTGCCTACCTTACCAAGAACCACTACACCAGCAAAAGTCCAGACACCTGTTGGAATCTCTTGAATCGCTCTCATCCAAATACTTACAACACCCCATACATAAAGAATAGTAAGAACGGTAATTACCGATAGAAAAACACCTGAAGATACTGATGGGTCTTTTGAGTCCATCATCTTTAAAAAAAATTCTTTCATACTTTTACCCTCCCATCCTTGATGCAGCTCCAATGCCTGCCATAACCATTCTCGATCGCCCATTCAAAGAGTATTTCCTGATCTTTCTCCCGCGCTATATTCAGGTTGGTCATTCCGGCCAATCCCTTCATCCAATCAAAAGTTTTATCATGAAATTGATATAAACCTTTGGCTAGTCCATTATCTCCATTCTTAACATTGTGATTATTCCTACTCTCATGATACCCAACTTGATATTTTATCCGGTCAAATCTGGTCATGCGTGTGTCCGCTCCCTGTGATACCGTGCAAACTAAAACCGCTACTAATATGAGTATTGAAATAATCATCTTCATTTTAGACCTCCGCGCTTATGGTCAGCCAGACTTTCCCCTCCTTGAGTCCCGATTTAAGCAATGGGAAAAAATCATCAAACGCCTTCTTGCTCTGACCGACAAAGTTAGGATTCTTAATATATCCAAGCAGTAAACAGCCTTCAGTATTTTCGGCTGTATTTCCTGTATGGATTCTAACACCGGCAAATCCCGGCACATCCTTGATTAAGGGCATTACCCTTTTAAATCTGTTTGAAAAGTCTGTAATCACTTCATACGTCCCATAAGGGATCGCCGTTTCGCCAGGAATTTTTAACTCTCCTGACCAGGGAATAATTGATCCGTCCTCTAGGCGCTGCATATCTTTGTCCTCGAGAGCATAAGAAAAGCGCTTACCATCTATCAGCAAATCACCGATAGTTGATATGTCAGTAAACACCTTTCTAATCAGTTCGAGCTTCAATCAAATCACCCTGAACAACAACAAAATAATAAGTATGATTACTACCAACCCGATTCCGCCTGAGGGATAATAACCCCATGAATGGCTGTACGGATAAGTCGGCAGTCCGCCGATGCACAAAATGACTAAAATGATTAAAATGATAATTGCTAATGGATTCATATTATTTTCCTTTCACCTTTTTACTTTTCTTCTCTGGTTTAAGTGCTTGTACCGTTTCGCAAATTGCAACTTGCCGTTCTAGTTTACTTTCAAGAGACCCCGTTCTGCCATTGGCGACCCTTTGATGTTCAGCAAGAGTATCTATACTCGTTTTTATCTCTCCACTTACTCGTATGTATTCATCTCTGTTTGCTTTTATGCCGTCTTTTATTTCAGCAGTCTGACGTGTAGATTCATCTCTATTTTCTTTGTTTATTGTGGCGACGGCTGCTGCTGTATCTCTCGCTATTGTGGCGACGGCTGCTGCTGTATCTCTCGCTACTGTGGCGACGGCTGCTGCTGTATCTCTCGCTACTGTGGCGACGGCAATAACGCTTTCCTTGTGTTTATTTTCAACCTCCGTCATCCACTTTTTGATTAAATAACCTGCAATGGCAACAAGTCCGCCAGTCCAACCCAAAAACAATGTTATTAAACTTCCCATCTCCAAAGTCATTTCAACACCGTCCAATAGTAATTTTATGCCCTCAAATTCACATCATATAAAACCGCCACACCTGCCGGGGCCAATATCTTCAGCGGGGCTGTAAGCGTATAAATTACACCTGCCGCGTCTGTAATCGTGTCGCCCAAAACCGGGGCCGTTAAAGCCGCGCCAGCCGTGTTCAGTGGGGAAAGCAAAAGATGTCTATCCCCAATCTTGATCAAAGAACCGTCTATTTGCCTGCTATCCCATTCAGTCATTGCGCCGGTTCCGTATTGAACTGACGTTGTATTTGTCACGCCGCCAGTGGCAGGGTCATAAGTTCCGGCGACCGTATGCGTTAGCGTGACAGCCTGCCCGAACTCGGCAAGACTTTCATTCGCACTTTCGGCCATTTCAGCGTAATCAAACATTAGGTCCTCACCAATCCCATTGATACATTGTTACTGCCTACCCTCATATAGGGCGCAAGCATCGCGTCAATCGCCCGGTATCGCTTCGCCTGTGGAGAAGACTTATCGTAGTCGGTTCTGATCGGGCCAACCGTGATAGATGTTTTGTTTTGTTTTAGGTCAGGGGCTAAATCAGCCGCACTTGCCCGGAGTGCCAGCTCACAACAAGCACGTTTGATTATTTCCGGGATAACATCATCGTCAAGACTTACGCCTTCAATAACAACATCATAACGGGGCCAGCAAAGAGCCTGAACAAGAGGATACATCCTATATCCCTGCCAACGGTCACGATATTGAGCGATCATGTATTCTGTAGCTTTCCGCAATGCCGCTTCCCTGATTGCATCAGTAGCAAGAGCAGCCCAAGCCGTGACCGCCCTTGCCGTAAAATAAGTTGATGCATCCGAAACGGATATGTAGCTTTCGCTTGTGCTTTTCCCGGTTCCATCTTCGACAATTAAAGCCATGATTTACCTCTTAAGTGTATGTTGCGTATGCGTTTGCTAATGCTGTATAAACATTCGGATTAGCATCCGTTTCATACCAGCAACCGATATTCGTAAGTTTCATTGCGCCGTCCAAAGACTTGCCACCTGTCAGAATGCCGGTATTAATCAGAGTAACTTCACAAGCGATCGCGCCTGTAAGTGTTAATCCGCCAACGAGTCGATAGCCTTTGAATCTAAAACGATCATCCGTGCTTTCACTGATACCGGTAACGAGTCCTTCGATAGTGTTTCCGTTGCCGTCCGCGTAAACTCGAATTGCCGCCGTGCCAGTCCGGTTAATGTCAATAGAAGCACCTGGAGCAACCCCGCCCGCGTTTGTATCAAAGTTTTTCAGGAAAAGATTAATCCGTTTCCCGACACTGGCATTATCGACTTGAAGTCCGATCTGTTCATGGCCGTGGTCAATGAGTATATTCCCAAGAGTTGCTGACCATGTACCCGCCGATGCTGCCGGGTCAATACCGATGATATGCGTTACGCTGGCTACTGAAGAGACAACCGCCTGACCATTCGGGCAAATCAGTTCAACACCGTTTACGTCAGGCCAGACAACCGCTGCCGCTTCATTGTATTCACCCGCGTCAATAATGACTTTCTTTCTGGTAGTTGTAACCAGCGAAAAGGCTTTTGTTAAAGTGGCAAAGGGGGAGTCTTCTGTTCCGAGGCCGTCAGTATCATCACCGTTTGATTTAACAAAAATCTTATCTTCAGCCGATGAATCTAAAATGGACGCACTACCTATTGTCGGCGTTACCGTCCCCACTATACAAATAATATTAAACCGTTCTACCCTGGCATAAGGACCAAAGGTTAAATTAGCCCCGGCTATTAAAGTTGTGCTTTGAGAGTCCCCGCCACCGGGCACTCTTGATAACCGAACGACTGAGCCGGTTGCACCGGGAGGCGCGGTGACTGTCAAAACCTGCCCGGCAGCGAGGCTTATTGTTTGAGATTCGTTTGCGTTCATGTTTTATTTCCTCTTCTTTTTTGGTTTGATCGGTTCTATTTTAACCGGATCAACCTTTACAGGTTCGACTTTCTTCGCACCATATTCAACATCTCCCGGCTTCATCTTATCCTTGAATTGGATATAATACCCTTTTGGATGTGCCGGATTGTCACTGGCTATTTTTACAAGTTCCCTTTCCATGTTGCCTCCATTTAAAAGAAGGCGGGGAATATTTCACCCCGCCATTTATATTACGCAGCTAATATTGCTACATGTTCGCTCTTAATTACTCCGCAACCCCAAGCAATGGAGATTTCAACTGCCGTCTGGTGGTACTCTTTATAGACAGCAACATCAAAGCTCAAACCGCTGCGAGGATCGGTAATCGTAGTTCTTTCGGAAGCATAATCTCCGCCTTCAGGAAGAGCAGGAATGCGTGTTGCCAGAACAATCGCATTACGATCAAAGGCCATGCAACGAGCAGAAGATTTATAGCAAGCGATTGCCAGTGTGTCATCAGTGATTGCCAGACGAAGGCCGGGAGCATTGATAACGAGAGCTGCACCAGACACGGCAGGAATAAGAGTCTTATTAACATACTGAGTCAAGGTGTCGCCGGTATTTGCGATGGTTACCAGATCGCCAGCTACAACAGTTCCCGTTCCGGCAGCCGCTAATGCGATAGAGACATCGCCAATAGCCTTGTTAGCAGTTGATGTGGTCGCATCTGCCTCAGTTCCGATTGCCGGAGTAATAACCTGCGCGGATTCTCTAATTGCCATGCCATGAATGTTCAAAAGAACGCCCTGGCGAAGCATTGAATCGTTGCCACTGTCGGCTACACTGTTTAGATTGGTCAAGGTGCGAAGTGCTGCGCCAGTCGAGGTGTCAATGACCAACTGAAGATCACTCATAGGTGCGCCGTTGTCTGCGAGGATTTTCCGCACGCGAGCAGCATCTGCCAAGTTCGTCTTAAAGAGGGTCGTGTCGTTCGGAATAACACCTCTGGAAGCATTGACATAAAGACCTGCGAGGTCTGCTTCAATTTCATTGACAAGAGTTCGCATTGCCTGTGCATACTGATTTATTTTAATCGCAGCTACACCAACACCACCAGCGGAGTTCATCTGTTTAGACTCTTCACCCTGCCAACGGATAGGACAAGCTTTTGCTTTGGTAATGGCAAGAGTCTGAGTTCCAATCGTCTGATTACCATCATCGGTTCTGATTTGTTTCGGAATAATAGTTGTTGCTGCGGCGACTGGAGCTACAGGGATATAAATTGTCTGTCCGATTGCCGCCTGTGCTGCGCTGGAATCTCTGGCAACTGCCGGAATGAATCCAACCAGCTCCCTTGATACTGTATCAAGTGCCATATAAAGAGATGGGATAAGATTTGTTAATACGTTTGCCGTACTCATGGTTAATTCTCCTTTACTTTCAGTTAGCCTCCCATTAGGAGAATTAAGGGCATTGCCCGAACGATACCGGCATTACCGGTTTACTATTT